GCTTATAATGGTTATACAAATATTCCTTCTATATCTCCAAACCACGTTGGTGGAAGTGGTAATACTCCTCCAGTAACTCCCTCACAAGGATTTGATGGTGGAACTGCACAATCAGGTTCCCCTTACGCAGGTGGAGGTGGCGGAGGCGCTACAGCAGCAGGAGCAAATGCAGCGCCAGGAACTGGTGGTGCAGGAGCAACGACTTCTATAACAGCTTCACCAGTAGCTTACGCAGGTGGTGGCGGAGGTGGATCATATATTCCAGGTGGCGCAGCAGGAGCAGGTGGGACTGGTGGCGGCGGTGCAGGTGGTCCAGAAGGTAATGAAGGATCAAATGGAACTGCTAATACAGGTGGTGGTGCAGGTGGAACTGGAAATGATCAACCAGGACAACCAGCGTGTACATCTCCACAAAAAGGTGGTGTTGGAGGTAGCGGAATCGTGGTAATAAGGTATAAATTTCAATAGGTAAATTATGAGTGAAATAAAAGTAAATAAAATTAGTCCAAGAACAGCGTGTGGTACAACTACATTAGGAGATAGTGGGGATACATTTACAATTCCTAGTGGTGTAACTATTACAAACAATGGAACTGCAAATGGTTTTGGTGCAACAGGTGCCGTTAATTGGCAAACAACAGTTAAAACTTCAGGTTTTACAGCAGTCGCCGGTGAAGGTTATTTTGTTGACACAACCAGTGGAGCAATATCTGTTAATCTTCCAGCAGGAACTGCGGGAGCAGTTGTTGGATTTAAAGATTATGCAGGAACTTTTAGTGCATCAAATAAAGTAACATTAGTGCAAAATGGTACAGACAAGATTGGTGGTTCAACAGTTAATGCAACTTTAGAAACAGAAGGTATAGGTGTTACATTAGTTTTTGTAGATTCAACACAAGGTTGGTTAGTGACAGATTCAGGTTTACAAACTGATGCTCCTACAGCATTATTTGTTACAGCAACAGGTGGAACTGTATCAACTGTGTGTACAAATTTTAAAGTGCATGTATTTACTGGACCAGGAACTTTTTGTGTTTCAGAAGCAGGAAACGCTAATGGTTCAAATACGGTAGATTATTTAGTAGTCGCAGGAGGCGGTGGTGGAGCAAACCAACACTCTGGTGGTGGTGGAGCTGGAGGAGTAAGAGTTTCTCCAGGATCAGCGTCAGGTTGTTGGACAGCAAGTCCTCTAGGGGCTTCTCCAGCAGTAGCTTTACCTGTTTCTACACAAGCATATCCAATATCTGTTGGGGGAGGTGGTACTGGAGGAACAGCGCCTGTAAATAGCGGTAACGGTGGAGATGGAGTTGCTTCAAGTTTTTCAACAATAACTTCCACAGGTGGTGGCGGTGGAGGAGATTATGCTAGTGGACCTAACCCTGCTGATGGAAATACCGGAGGATCAGGAGGTGGTGGCGGTTCTGATACAGGTTCAGGAGGAGCAGGTAATACTCCTTCAGTAACTCCTCCTCAAGGTAATAATGGTGGTAATGGAGCAGCGCATAGTACTGGTGGTGGTGGCGGTGGCGGCGGTGGTGGATCCGCTGCAGTTGGTGCTAATTCTGTTGCAGGCCCAAGTGGTGGCGCAGGAAACGGTGGTGCTGGTGTTCAAATTAATATATGTGGAAATAACTATTACTGGGGTGGCGGTGGTGGTGGTGGAACAATTCAAAATGGTACAACCGGTGCTGGAGATGGTGGTATTGGTGGTGGTGGTGGTGGTGGAGCAGCTCCTCCAGGAACTGCACCTAAAATAGGTAGTGGTGGTGGATCTGCAATAAATGCTGGTGGAGATGGAACATTTGGACCTAACCCTGGCCCAGGAGGACCTGGTGGTGCAGGTGGTACTAATTCTGGTGGTGGCGGAGGCGGTGCTGCATCATGTGGATCATGTGGTGGTGCAGGTGGTTCTGGCGTAGTAATAATTAGGTATAAATTTCAATAGTTGAATGGTAATTAAAATTAATATATAAGGAGAATATTATGGCACATTTTGCAAAACTAGGAGCAAACGGAAAAGTTATATCAGTATTAACTTTAGATAATAAGGATATGTTAAACGCTGATGGTGTTGAAGATGAAACAGTAGGTCAACAATATTTAGAATTACACAATAATTGGCCTGCACAAATGTGGATTCAAACATCTTACAATACACAAGGCAATCAACATAAATTAGGTGGCACACCTTTTAGAGGAAACTATGCAGGTATTGGTTTTGAATGGGACGAAGATAATCAAATCTTTTGGGGTAAAAAACCACATGCATCTTGGGTAAAAGATATTGCAACTGCATCTTGGAAATCACCAATTGGAGATCCTCCTGCAATAACAGAAGAACAACGAACAAATATGCAATTTTATGTTTGGAATGAAGAGGGCCAGTCTTGGGACTTGACAGACCCACCAGCGTAAATTACAAAGGTATGTGGTATGCAAAAGAAAGTATTATCTGAAATAGCATTATATTATGGTGATGTAACGATGCCTAAAGATTGGGACATTGATCGAGATAAATTACAACAAGACATATTAACTTCAAATGTTACAGATTCACCTTTTCCATTTTCAAAAGAATGGGACAAATTAAATACTTATATAAGAGAACATATAAATTTAAATTATAATTTTACTTTAGTTAACAAACAAGTTTGGGGTAACATGTATAAACCTCAAGAAACAACCATACCTTTACTAAATATAGATCCTGTAGATCTACGTAATTCACCAGACTATACATTATTGTATGGTGTAAATGTTAAAAATTGTATAGTTAGAATACATTATGAAGATAATAGACGTAAAGGCAGATCTTGGGATATAGAACTTACAAATAATAAATTTATAATGTTTCCATCAACTTGTATGTATTACTTAACTAATAATCAAAAAGATAATTTAAATTTTGTAAAAACTATAACGTATGAATATATCTAATTATTACTGGTATTTTAGTGGTGCATTAACACCTAGATTCTGTGACGATGTCATAGCATATGCTAATAAACAAAAAGAAGTTATGGCTAGAACTGGTGGTTATAATGACAAAAAAAAATTAAATAAACAAGAAGTATTAAATATGCAAAGAAAGAGAAAATCAGATTTAGTATGGTTAAATGATACTTGGATATATAAAGAATTACACCCCTATGTTCACGAAGCAAATAAAGCAGCTGGTTGGAACTTTGATTGGGAAAGAAGTGAATCTTGTCAATTTACAAAATATAAATTAAATCAATATTATGATTGGCATTGTGATAGTTGGGACAAACCTTATGATCGTAAAGATGTAAACCATCCTGAACATGGTAGAATAAGAAAATTATCCATGACTTGTCAATTAACAGATGGATCAGAATATAAAGGTGGTGAATTAGAGTTTGATTTTAGAAACTATGATCCACACATGCGAGATGAATCAAAACACAGAATACAATGTAAAGAAATATTACCAAAGGGATCTATTATTGTATTTCCTAGTTTTGTATGGCATAGAGTTAAACCAGTAACATCAGGCACAAGATATAGTCTTGTGGTATGGCATTTAGGGAGGCCTTTTAGATAATGTTTATAAATAGTTATTTTCCAACTGTAATATGGAGTGAGGAAAAACCAGAGTTTGTTAAATCGTTAAACAAAGCTAGTAATAAATATATTGCTGATGCTCGTAAGAGAGAAAAAGAATTTATAAAAAAACACGGTGACTTTGGAAGATCATATCACTCAACACCATTAACACGTGATAATGATTTTTTAGATTTTAGAAATTACATTGGTCAAAAATCTTGGGAGTATTTAGATCACCAAGGTTATGATATGTCAAAATACACAACTATGTTTTCTGAATTATGGGTGCAAGAGTTTGCTAAAAAAGGTGGTGGTCATCATTCAGCACACATACATTGGAATCAACACATATCAGGTTTTTATTTTTTAAAATGCAGTGATAAAACATCATACCCAGTTTTTCACGAACCGAGAACCGGGGCAAGAACAACCAAACTACATATGAAACCAGATTTAAAAGGTGTGTGGGCAGGTCACGAAAACTTTCACATAAGACCTAAACCAGGAACATTAATTATATTTCCAGGATACTTAGAACACGAATTTGCAGTAGACTTTGGTATTGAACCATTTAGATTTATACATTGGAACATACAAGCAGTACCAAAAGAAATGGCTAAAGATGTCGTTTAAAAAAAATAAATATACAATTATTAAACAAGCAATATCTAAAGACCTTGCAACGTTTATTGCAAACTATTTTAGAATGCAAAAACAAGTTTATGATACTTGTAAAGCTGCTAGATATTTTTCACCATTTGAAAGTATATTAGGTTTCTATGAAGAGCCAGATGGGCAAATACCAAATACATATTCTCAATATGCAAATATGGCTATGGAAACTTTATTGCTTAAATGTCAACCAGATATGGAAAAAGCAACTGGATTAAAATTATATCCTGCGTATACTTATGCAAGAATATATAAAAAAGGTGATGAATTAAAAAGGCATAAAGATAGATTTTCTTGTGAGATATCTACAACTATGAATCTAGGTGGAGATGACTGGCCTATATATTTAGAACCATCTGGAGAAGTTGGTAAAAAAGGTGTTAGAGTAAATTTAAAACCAGGAGATATGCTGGTTTATTCTGGCTGTGAGCTAGAGCATTGGAGAGAAAAATTCAAAGGCAAAGAATGTGTACAGGTTTTTCTGCATTATAATAATCGTAAAACTCCAGGAGCAAAAGATAATATGTTTGACAAGCGTCCACATTTAGGTCTTCCTTCTTGGTTTAAACGATGATATAATTCTTAGATGGGGGCAGTACACCACCACATACCTACTGTCCCCTTTTAAGGAATTTTATGAGTTTAGGATTTGACGCAATAGCAGCATTACCTTTTGCTACATCAGGACCAGATACAGATGTAGCTGTAGTTGTAACGGGTAATCAATTAACAATTACTATTGGAAGTGTGGGTATTATAGCGGATGCTGTTACAGAGGACGCTACACCTAATCCATTAACTTTAGGTCTTGGTACTCTGAGTATTACTGGTCAAGCAAACATAAGTGTTACAGCTAACCCATTAACATTAGGTGTTGGCACCGTTACAGTTACAGCAGATGCTACGGCTTCTCCTACAGCAAATCCATTGACGTTAGCCACTGGAAATGTTACAATCACAGGTACGGCACTTGTAAGTCCTAGTGGGGTACCACTAACGGTAAATACAAAAGAGCCTGGTATAATTACATGGAACGAAATAGTTCCAGGAGCAAACATGGTTTGGACACCTATAGATCCGAGTTAAAATTATGGCATCAACATTTTCATCAGATTTAAAATTAGAAATAGTAGCAACCGGAGAAAAAGCTGGTCTTTGGGGCACTATTACAAATACTAACTTACAAATTTTAGAACAAAGCGCTAGTGGTTATCAAGATATTGATATGGCTGGTGCAAGTGTAACTTTACTTTTATCAGATGGTGCAACATCAAATGGTAAAAAC